CTTTAACCATGTTTCAAAAAATAGCTAATGTTTTGAGTATTCTCTCATTCATAATGGTAACTTCAGTTATAGGTGGAGCATACTTTGGTTATAAATATGTAACGTCAGAGCAATTTAAAAGTAGGGTTATGAGTCAGATAATGAAAGAAGTACAAAGTATATTGCCTGGACAGATTAATAAAAAATTACCTTCTTTTACAGGTGAATCTTTACCTTTATAGTGGAAATACCAGAAATAAATATACCTGACATAGAAATACCTGATGTATATATTCCACAAGTATCTTTACCAGGATATAAACCTTTAAATGTAGAAACTATAGGTTGTAAATATTTTCATCGAGATGTGAAGAATACAGGCAACAGAAACTTATTAATAGACGATCCAAACGGAGTTGTAAGTGATTGTCCATATCCGTCTTTTATACCGATGAATTATCAGGCAGATCAACTAATTATTACAGAAACAGTATTACCTACAGAAGAAAAACAAAAGCTACTAGAAGGTAAACCACCTCAAGTAGAAATACCAAAAGATAAAAAAGATAAACCTATAGTTCCACCTTGTCCTGATAAGAATGATCGCAGAATTGGAGAATATACTTCAGAAGCACGCACAGAAAGAGTAAAATCGTACAAAAGAGGTTCTGATGGCATTGAATGTATCGCGGAATACGAACAAGTCACGTTCATTGATTCCTTTCTTCCTTCTCCTAGTGCTGCTCTTAACGTGGCTGCCATTAGCCTTATTGCTGCTACATCACCAGCGATTTTAGGGCTAATAAAAAGTGCATCAAAAACAATCTTTAAGAAAATATTATCTAAAGGTAATAAAAAAAAATAATCTTATATAATATTAAAGTTATTAATAACAGGAAGTAGGCTTGGTTTTTCTAGTGAACCTTGCCTACTTTTTATTTATTTTATGAGTATGTGGTATAACTTGATTTGGTGGTACTGTTACTTTTATCCCTTCACAAATCTCTGCGTATTTTCCAACGAAAGTAACACCTTTCCTTGCCTGTTCTCCACACACCTGTAATCTAAAAAGTGCAACTTCAAGCAACTGTTTTTGGTATAGTAATTCTTGATTTTTTATATTTACTTCTGTTGCTTTTAAACATAAGTCAGGTGCTTTACCTAACGGAATACTAATCTGTGCTGAAATCCCATAGTTCAAGTTATAATTATCTTTTTCAAATCTTGGTGTCTCCTGCACATACTTAATCGCTCCAGTATCTTCGTCATAAATATTCTGTCTGGTAACAGTTTCTATGGGTCGATTGAATGACCACGCATCTGTCACATAAGGAGTAATTGTAAGACTAGGAGAAGAGCAGACAATACCCTGTGACATACGAAACTGAGGTGTTGATTGTGGAGCGATCATCGTTGCATTATTATTGACTGTACCCTGTGCATTTGAACTAGGACTTGCAACAGTTGTATTAGCCAAAACCCTTGTAGGGCAGAGGATTAGAGCTATTGCCCAAAGGTAGCTTCTACGGTTACGGTGGTTGTGGTGTTTATCGTGCGATTTATTGTAGTTATCGTGTCTAATCCTGGAGAAATTATTGTTTCCTGTAGAGAAAATGGTGCTCCTTCTGTTACTATCTGCCATCTAGGAACACTCTCCAAAGTAGGGCTGGTAAAAGAGAAGTTGACGTTATTAATTGTTTGAGTTGCGTCTGATTGTGGTGTTGGATTGATATAACCATTTGTATCATTACTTTTTATATTATTTCCGCTTGCAGAATATGTATAACCTGTTCTGTATTGATGGCTTGTAATCGTCTCATTAATAATACTTTGTGAGGTAGAGTTTGTTGTCTGACTTCCTGTACGAAAGGTAGGCACAACAGGATTTGCAAGGGTTCTTGCTGGTATTAATATTATTATCAGCAAAAACAATTTAGTCAATGGTGATCGTTACAGTTGTTTGTCCGATACAACTAGTACCACTACCCCCTGCTGTACAAGTATGAACTCCACTGGATAAACTTGTCATGCCTAAATTTCCTGCTGTACCACCTGATCCTACTGTCGTCTGTCCTCCAAGATGAGGTAAAGCAGAGATTCCTGATGATGGTGTTATAGCAGATGGTGTGGCGTCACCTATAGTTACTGATTCTGTCAAACTAAATGCTGACCCTGCGCTTGTAATAGCCTTATCAGTTTGAATTAAAGCTGGAACTCCATCAGTTAACGATCCAACATTCAAGCCACCAATAGCTCCAGATGTTGTAGATCCTCCAGAAGTTACAGAAGGAGTAATATTATTTCCTGATAATGAATAAGTCGTACCAAGTTTATTCGTAACGCTATATGGCATATCTACAGTGATCTGTGCAGATGTTGTGAACTTCTGGGTTATATCTGCAAAAGATACTGTTGGTAGTAATAAAATTAGTGGTAAAAGCTTTCTCATTTGATACCTACGTTAGAATCCTTGTTGTCAACTATGTTTACTTTACCTTTTAACTTCTTATTGTCAGTAGCCTTTTTAACATTTAGTCCATAATTTGACATCACGGCACTAAGAAGTCCAGCAGCAAAAGTTGTATCAATTTGACGAATAGGATTTGGATTAAAATATGACCAAGAAATAACACCAAGTGACCAGGCAAGTATTACTAACTGCACTGCGTTACCAATAATTCCTAGACCTTGTTTTTCTTCTTGTTCTTCCATATGTAATAACTACCTTCAATGGGGGATTGCGTAGTTAATAACTAAGCATTAAGGCAGTTATTTGTTAAGTTAGCAAATTTTGATATCGTTGGAAAGTATAGAGGGATTTATGCTAAACCTACTAAAACCAATACTGCTTAAGTTTTTTTCTTCTAAAGCAGTAAAACAGCTAATAATAGATTTGTTACGATCTATTTGTAAACAGACTTCAAATACATTAGATGATCATGCTGTTGACTATTTAGAAAAACAACTGTTTCCTGGTAGACCATAATGGAAAATAGATTTATTATTTTTCAAGAAGAGCCTCCTGTAGAACTGCAACTTTCTACAGAGATGCGTTGTAGAGAAATACAAAAATTAGAAGATATTGAATATTTAAAAAAATATTGTGTAGGTCTTGTAAGAAACAATACAAAACGAGATGCAATTCTTGCAGCAACTCTTCAAGAACTGGCAGAAGCTCATGTAATTATTGCAAAACAAGAAAAAGAACAAATATTTCATTGGTGGGTGCTTAAAAGAATTCTAAAAGATTTAATAATATCTATTGCATTGTTCTTTGTTATTAGATTAAATACATTACTTACTTTTATTAGGAATAAAACCGTTGAATGATCCTATAGGTTCATCAGATATCGCCTCATATGTAATCCATTTAAAACCGCATTTACATGTTCTAATTCTGCGTATTGCATTTATATTTAGAATATGATTTTTTTCTACAATAACATTTTTTGTTACATGCCTTGTACCACTAACGATATTTGACAGGTCATTGCATTTAGGACAATACATCACAAATATGTGTAATATTTTGTTAATATAAGGGTGCAAAAGTTATTAGAGGATGCTATGAAGCAGTCCGAAAAAACACGTTTGCAAGAGCTACGACAAGAAGTTCGTACTTGTTCTGATCCATTCCAACTTTCCGCTATTCTAGCCTTAGACAATGAAAGACTAAGAGCAGAAATAGCCAGATTAAAAAGTTAACTAGGATCTAACCGCCTTGTCTGAAGCCTTTTTACAGCTTGCTGTTGTTTTGTTGTCAGTAATTTATATATTTTATTCTTTAAATCAAAACGGAAGATCATCTTGTTCCTCTTGTATAGGTTTTGATACTGACATTTGACCTGAGATAAAATCTGTTCCTTTTTTTGACTCACGATTCCATGCACTTACAGGAACTTTTATAACTTTATCACCAGCATAATTTTCTTCACCAGGTTGTCCTGTAATCCATTCTGCAAAAGCCATAGCATCTGACAAACTAAATTCAACAGTACCACCCATATCAGGTGATTTGTCTGATTTTTTTTCAGCATTATTAAATAATACTAAACGTCCAGAAAACAAATTTTCGTAAGCCATAATTAATCCTTGTAGTTTTTTGTAAGAATCTCATTTGTTAGAGATGACATAGTAACTTTATCGTCACTAATGTATCGTTGTTGCACTTCTCGCTGCATATGCATATAGGTTTTAAAATCTATCAGTGCATTTATACGAACTTTAGAACCTTCCATTTTCTAACTCCTTTAAACAGTCGCGTAGTTGAAAAACAGACATTTGTTTTAGTTTAGATCCATCTCCCTGTAATTTGTACTGGTTAGCTTTTGATACTACCCATAATCTACGTTGTTCATCATTTTTCATTTTATGATTCATCTCGTTCATAATTTTTTCAATCAGTTCACCAGAATCATATTTTGTTTTTTTAATTACTTTGTCCTCTGCAATTTTCAAATGAGGTTCATTGTCCTCTATCTCCTCTTTTGCCCATAGTTCATAGCCAAGAGAAAACTGAAAGGCGCAATGTGCTACAAAACCTCTGCGTTGTGAATCTGATACTTCTCTAGCATCAATGTAATCACGTTTCAATGCTTTTTTGTTATTACCCATTATGGGATAAATAAAATCAGAATATTTGTTACCTTCTGGATCTACAAAGTAAAAAATAAAATACATAGAACCATCAGGAGCATCAAATAATGGTGTTCCATCCTGTTCGTTTCTTTTTACATGATGTGACCATCCAGGACATTTTTCATTGAATATGGAGGCAACTTTTGCCCATGCCATATACTTTGCTTTGAAACCTGTAGGTAATTCATTTACATCTTTGATTTCGATGACACCTGCAAGATTAGGGTTGTTAATTTTCATAAAACAAATATCTCTAATACAAACAATCATGTCAAGATCATATTTTCATATGTTAACAAGACTTGTTTTTCCACAGCTAATAAGTAATGATGCAAAAACGCACAT